GCAATGATCCGCGCACGTCAAGGTTAATAGAGCATGCTAAAAGGGTTGCTTTTTAAAGATGCAACCCTTTTTAGTTGCCCAGCTTTTTAGATTAGGAAAATATTATGGCGAATAAATCATTTGACCCAACGAAGTTTCGTACTTCGTTAACTAAATCCATTACAGGTATGAGTGCAGGATTTAACGATCCTACTGACTGGATTAGTACAGGCAACTACGCACTCAACTATCTTATTAGTGGCGACTTTAACAAAGGTGTTCCGCTCGGTAAGGTAACTGTGTTTGCTGGCGAATCAGGCGCAGGCAAATCTTATATCTGTTCAGGAAACATTGTAAAGGCAGCACAAGATCAAGGTATCTTTGTAGTACTAATTGACTCAGAGAACGCACTTGACGAGGCATGGTTACAAGCACTTGATGTAGACACAGCAGAAGATAAACTACTAAAACTTAATATGTCAATGATTGATGACGTAGCAAAAACTATCTCAACATTTATGGCAGACTACAAAGCAATGAACGAAGAAGACCGTCCAAAGGTATTGTTTGTTGTTGACTCACTAGGTATGTTGCTAACACCTACTGACGTAGATCAGTTCAACAAAGGTGATATGAAAGGTGATATGGGTCGTAAGCCTAAAGCACTAACATCACTTGTACGTAACACAGTGAACATGATCGGCTCACACAATATTGGACTTGTGTGTACTAACCACACTTATGCATCACAGGATATGTTTGATCCAGATGATAAGATTAGTGGCGGACAAGGCTTTATCTATGCATCAAGCATTGTAGTTGCAATGAAGAAATTGAAACTAAAAGAAGATGAAGACGGTAATAAGATTAGCCAGGTTATGGGTATTCGTGCAGGCTGTAAAGTTATGAAAACACGTTATGCAAAACCGTTTGAAGGTGTACAGGTTAAGATTCCCTACGAAACAGGTATGAATCCATATAGTGGCTTGCTTGAATTGTTTGAGTCTAAAGGCGTCATTGAAAAGCAAGGTAACAGACTAAAGTATGTTACTAGTGATGGTGAAGAAATCCTCGAATACCGTAAAAAGTGGATAGGCGAAAACCTCGATAAGGTTATGTCAGATTACCTCGTAAAAGAAGCGAATATGGTAAATACCGACAACACGGACGAAGAAACCGTGGTTGATCTTAACGAGGAAGAATTTACCAATGACTGACGAAAACATCGTAGAAGTTTGGACGTTGTTCAAAGAATATCTAGATAAAAAACAAATAGAAGTAGTTGCAGAGAAGTATATTGATCTTATGGCAGATTATGGTGTAGCAGACAACACACTAAAAGAATCGCTAGGAGTTGATAGTATATTAGACGAAGCAATATATTACTACTTAGATTTAGATGCAGAAGACTACGATACTGATGAAGATGAATGGGATGAATAATTAATGGGATGGTATAGCGAGATTTCTCGTGATGTAGGTAAAATACCAGCGGCTATACAACACTTTGAATATGAACTAGGAATTGCTCGTAATGAGTGTAAGCTAGTTGGTAATGTAGAACGTGCGGCAGCAGCTATGCCTGGCATTGTTGAACATCGTTTTAATCAGCTTCAAGAAATTGAAGCAATCCTTAACTACTTAAATATCGAGCTACGCAGATTGCGTAGCTCGTACTTCAAGAAATATCTCGAAAACTATCAACGAGCTCTGTCAAGCCGCGATGTAGAAAAATATGTTGACGGTGAGGCAGACGTTGTTGACTATGAAAAGATTATTAACGAGTTTGCATTAATGCGTAACAAGTGGTTAGGTGTTCTTAAAGCACTTGATCAAAAGCAATGGCAGATAACTAATGTTGTAAAGCTCAGAGTAGCCGGAATGGAAGATGCATCATTATGACAACATATACTATTGTAACAAGTTTAAATAAAGACTATTTGCATGATACTGCAAAAGTAAATCTAGAAAGCTGGATTAAAAATTTACCCGACGATGTATCTGTTGTAGCATATAGCGAAGAAGATTTAAGATATAAAAATAGATCAATTACTTTTAGAGATTTATATGCAGAAGCACCTAGCTTAGTAGAATTTAAAGAAAAGTTTAAAAACAATCCAATGTATAATGGTAAGATTGGAACTAGCTTAGAAGGTAAGCCTAAAGCATTTAAATGGAAGGGCATAAAGTTTGCACACAAAACTTATGCTGTTTTTTCTGAAAGCAAAAAACTAAACAGTGGTTGGCTTATATGGGTAGACGCAGATGTGTTAATGCACGAACCTGTGACGTATGATTGGTTATCGAAAAAGTTTCCTTCTAATAAAAGTGTAGTATACTTGGGTAGACCAGAAACTTATGACGAATGCGGACTTATGGGTTACAATTTAGACAGACCGTTTGCTAAAGAGTTTCTAACTAAATTTGAAAATGAATATAATAATGGACTACAGGGGTATAGAGAAACTCACGATAGTTGGATTTTTTATCAGCTTAGATTAAGCTATGATAGCCAAGCAGAGTTTCATGACTTAAATCCCACGCCTGAAAATAACAAAAGCCCATTTAATAATAGCGGACTAAAAGATGTAATGGTTCATACAAAGGGTAAAAACAAAGATAAATTACAGCGTAAATTTTTAAAACGTTTTGAATTACAGCGCATGCGAGATCTTAAGGCATCAAGTAATACATGAAAGTAGTTGCAATTGAAGAACTAATGTGGACCTATCATCCTTTGCCAAAGGATTGGTTAGTTGTTCCTTTTGCAGATAAAAAAACTATCGAAAGTGCTGATGTTCTTGTACAATCGAACCAGTCAGGTAGCAAACGAGAAAAGAAAATAGGACACATATACAAGTATGTAGAGAATAGTGGTAAGCCTTGGATTGTAACAGAAAGTGCAGTGTTTAGGCGTAACATGCCCCGACCTCCTCACCCAAAGGCATATCACAGATTTAGTTGGTTCAGTTATTTTTGTGATGAAGGAAATTATAATAATAAAAACTGCCCGCCGGATAGATGGCATCAGATACAAAAAGATCAAAACATTGAAATTAAACCTTGGCGTAAAAAAGGTGAGTATGTACTAGTTATATTACAACGTCCTGGTGATAGCAGTTTACGTAAACTTATTGCACAGCACGGATCGTATGATAATTTTATTAATTATACAATGACCGAAATACAACGGCACACTAATCGACCTATTGTAATGCGTATGCACCCTTTGCGGCAAGATAAACAAAAGAATTTAATTACAGCATTTCAAGATTATTCAAACAAAAAGAATATTACAATTAGTACTAATACTCACGGCGCAGGCTTTTTAGAGGGCGGTGACGGATTATATGCAGACTTTGCAGATGCTTGGTGTGTAGTAGGATTCAATTCTAATGCCCTTACTGAAAGTGTATGCGAAGGAATACCTACATTTAGTATGTGTCCTAGCTCAATGGCATGGGATTGTTCTAATACTAATTTAGCAGATATAAACAATCCTAAGTTTTTCGACAGACAGCAATGGTTAAGCAACCTAGGTTACTGCCAATGGCGTGAAGACGAATGCGAAGCAGGATTACCGGCAAAACATTTGCTATCCATCTATAATGAATTAAAAATTAAATAATCATCTTTGTAAAAGTTATCAACAAATTCTTTTTGTTTTTTATTAAGTTCAACTTTAACGTTTGCATGTGCTGTAGAATTTTCTTTTACTTCGGGAATAGTTATACCGGACAAACTCTCAATTAATGGCTTAAATTCTAAGTTAAGATTGTAAGTATCAAATACTTTATCGAAAACTTTTACATCTTTACCTAACCACTCAGTTTGCGGCCTTGCATGTTTTCCGAAATCTGTGTTTACATTTTTTATATTATACAATGCATAATCCAAACTAGTATCAGGAAACTTGTCAATATTTTTTACTAGTATACGATCTTTATAAGCACTTTTAAATCTATCTAAAGGATTACGTATTACGGCATACAAATAGTCTATTTTTATGTCATTATCTCTAGCGAACGTCTGCTCTTCTTTAAGTGTACTTCCTACATGTAACAACATATTATGTTTTTTAAGAATTCGTCTACTTCGACTCTTAGACGTAATTTCTTTTGTAGTAGGGTAACTTAGTATATTTGTAACAGTTGATATGCCACTTTTTTGCGGTACTATTACGCAGAAAACTTTATCTCTTACTTTTATAATCAAAATTTATATCCAAAATAATCTATAATGAATTTAGAATGATCAGCAACTATCTGTTTAGTTTCTTCAGTATACATTGATTGATATTCTTTGTTTTTTCTAACGCCGCCCTTTTTAAATGTTGTTAATAATTCTCCATTATAGGGTATTGGCAGTTTAATAAATTGCTCGTGTAACTCTTCGTATTTAATAATCTTATCTACTTTAAGAGTTTCTTGATCTAAATAAAGTCTAGTGTCAATAACTTGCATTTTATCTAAATTTTTAATAAAGTGATCAAACCCATTTTTTACCTTCTTAGGTTTTAAGTGCTTGTACCAATAGTACATACTTACATATTTGTCCCAAGGATTTCTTTCAATTGTAAATTTAAAGTAGTTTTTGAACTCGTCTTCAAAGTTTTGTTGTACAAATTTCCAACCCTTATGTCCATCGTTTACTAATGTATTAATCTTAGGGGTACCATCGCCTGGACTTCCTGTGCAAACATCGCTTTTTCCTAGATAAGGAAATAGATAATTTTCTACACTAGAA